TGAACGCGTCGATCAGCGGGCCCTTCGTCATGAAGGTCGCGCCGCTCGACACCGTCGACCCCGAAGCCGACGCCCCGGCAGTGAAGTCGACAAGCGACTGCGTGAAGTTGACGACCAGCGACGTCGCGCCGACGGTCACCACGGTGCCCGCCGTGAGCATCGTCACGGTGTGGCCGTCGGAGGTGCGCGTGCCATAGACCGTCACGTACTGACCGACGCGGAATCCTGCGACGCTGGCCACCGGGACCGTGTTGTTGCCGACCGTCGGCGTCCAGTTCGCGGTGATCGTCGTGACGACCTCGTTCGCGCGCTTGATGGTCGCGTTGTTGCCGAGCAGGATCTGGCCGCGCTTGGTGCGAATCGCACCAGCCCAGACGGTGTAGCTCGCGCCGGCCGGCAGATGGATGACGCAGTATGTCGGCGCATCGCTGAAGAACTTGTACAGCGCGTCGAAGTCGGCGTTCGGATCGCCCACCGGTGCCGGCGCCATGCGGAGCAACTCGGCACCCGCGAAGGCGAGCGCTCCCGTGCGCGGGTCGAGCGAAAGCGGACCGCCGCGTACAGCGGGGTCCCAGGTGAGTGCACCGGACATGAGAAGGTCCTTTCGGGGGGAGATCAGCCGACGTTCAAGCCCTCGCCGCACAGCAGCACGAGCTTTCGGTGTTGGGTGTCCACGTCCTGCACGGACTGGATGTCGAAGTAGCGGCCCTGGTAGACGACACGCATCGCGGTCGTGACTCCAGTGCGGTAGCGGATGACGATTTGGTGCGTCACCTCGGCATTGACGGCCTGCGCCAGTTCGAGCTCGCGGCCGCTCATCGGCGAGATCGACGCGAACGTGGTGCAGAAGGTCGACCAGGTCGTGGAGCGCTGTCCGTTCGTGTCGGTGCCAGTGGCACGCTGCTCGATCGTGATCTGGCGCTTCAGGTCGCCAGCGCGGAGGCCTTCGGCACTCATGCCCAGCGCACCGTGTAGGGGTCGAGCAGCGTGTCCACGTAGGGCAGCGGTTCGACCTTGCCTCGGTTCATCAGCGCGACTTCTTCGCGGTTCTCGTAGAGCGTCCCTACGCGCAACAGCAGCCACTGGCAGATGCCGGCCGGCACCTTGTCGGCCGTGTCGCCATAGCCCGCGGTGAAGTTCACCTGCACCGAACCGATCTGCGGCAGCGGGATCGGCCAGATCTTCCCGAAGCCCGGCGCCATGCGCGGCACGGGGCCGCTGAGATCGATTGCGTAGTCGGGCAGGCCCGGCGCGCTCACCGTCTGCTGCGTGCCGCTCATGTCCAGGTAGACGATCGAATCGACCGACTGCACGGGGCCTTGCGGGAACAGCAGCGCGTTGCGCGGGTTGCTGTAGGGGACACCGGCGCCGAAGTAGGTGCCTGGCACCAGCGAGCCGCCCGGGAAGCAGTCCATCACCAGGCGCCACTTCTGCGTGATGAAAGACCGCTGGGTGTAGGTCTCGGCATAGACCCGGGCCGCGGTAATGAGCAGCGTGATCAGGGCGTCATCACTGGTCAGGTCCGCATCCACGCGCATGTGGCTTTTGGCCTGCGCGAGGGTGATCGGCTCGATCGACGGCGCCTGGGTCTGGACGAGAGGCATGGCTCAGCCGGTCAGGCTTGCGGCGCGTCGGGTTCGACGGACTGCGCAGCTGCTTCCGCGGCAGCGGCGGCGGCTTGCGCGGCGTCAGCGGCGCTTTCGGCCTTCGCGACCGCGGCATCGGCAGCGGCTTGCGCCTGTTCGGCCTTCACTGCGGCCTTTTCGGGGTCGGCTGGCGCATCGACGAGTTCGCCGTTGCCGAGTTCGACCTGGCGCAGCGACGCGGGGGTCTGGGGGTAGAACTTCCCGCCTTCGAACGTCGGCCGGCTCGCGCCGGAACCATCGACATCGAAGTGCGTGTTGAAGATGCGGACAACCTGCATGGGTCAGCTCCAAAGAGAACGCCCCGGGGCCGTGAAGCCACCGGGGCGTAGCGGGCCGTGAAGGCCCAAGTGCCGCTTGACAGCGATCAGACGTGCTGCGCGACGCTGGTGGCGTCGAACGCGCTCGCCGGCAGGTACTCCGGCGAGGTGCCGAGGACGGCGGCGCCGATCAGCGTGGCCGCGGTGCCCACCGTCATCGAGAACTGCACGTAGCCGAAGCCGTTGTTCGTGTCGAGGTCGGTGTCGCGCACTTCCAGCGTGAACTGGCGGTTGTTGCCGCCAGCGGCCACCAGCTGGGTGATCGACTTGTTCGCGATGTCCTTCGCGTTCGTGCCGGACGAGTCGGTGGCCTGTTGCCACTTGGCATCGACCGTCGCGCTCGCGCCGAAGACACCGACGAGGCCGACGGCCACCATCTGGTGGAAGGCGGACATCGAGATCCAGCCGCTCGACGCGGTACCGGCCGACTGGCTGGCGGGGTTGATCGCCGCCACCAGGGCGTTGCGCTCGTAGAACTTGGTGTTGGTCAACATGACGTAACTCCAGAAAAGGAAAAGGCCCCGAAGGGCCTTGAGGTGGAGCGCTGCGCGATCAGCGCGAGGCGAGCTGGACGAACGGCGACAGCGTGGTGCTGCCGTTGGCGGGCGTGATCGGCGCCACCAGCTTCGGCTGACCGTCCATGCGGAAGGTCGTGCGGAAGGCCATCGCGTCGGCGTCGAAGTACAGGTGCATCGACGTGGCGGTCTGGACGCCCTCGGCCTTGGTGATGGTCTGGTAGTACTCCAGGTCCAGCAGCAGGACGTCGCCCTGCGAGCTGAAGGCCTTCGCGTGCTGGCTGATGACCACCGGGCGGCCCAGGAGGGTCCACTGCAGGGCGGGCTGCACCGCGCCACCGGACGCCGGCGACGAGATCGGCAGGAAGATCGGGTAGTTGCCCAAGGTCAGCGAGCCCAACGCCGGGATGACCGAGTTGTTGATCATCCAGATGGCGCGGCTGTAGGAGCCCGGCGGGAGACGGCTGAACATGTTCAGCAGGTTCGTCGTCGACAGCGTGTTGGTCGCTTGGCCGGAATCCTTGGCCTGCACCACACCGCAACCCTGGCTGTTGTTCAGGCCGGTGAACGCGCCGGTCGGGGTGCCGTTGCCGCCGCCGAACAGGATCGACTCGTTCGTCTTCCAGCGCAGCGACAGCGCCATCTTCTTCGGCAGGTAGGCGGCCAGTGCGGTCGCGTCGGACAGCAGTTCGTCCGACACCGGCGTCAGGGCCAGCAGCTTCTTCAGCCGCAGGTCCATCATGCCGAGCACGGGCTTCGTTGCGGTGGCGGCGTTCGCCTCCGCCTGCCAGTAGGCGCGGATGCCATTCGTGCCCCACGGCGTGGTTTCGTCCTTCGGGATCGACATGCCGTTGCCTTCGATCGGCATGTCGTCGCACAGCGGCAGCAGCGAGTCTTCGCCCAGCGAGAGCATGAAGACTTCGGTCGAGAAGCCAGGCGGGATCAGGAAGCCGCCATCGGCGCCAGTCCCTTCGCCGCTGTAGGTCGTGGGCGCGCCGGCTTGCGGGCCGCCTCCGGGCATCAGCGCGGCCAGACGCGCGTCCTGCTGGCCGACACCCTGCTTGTTGACGCGCCAGGCGCCATGCACGGCGCGAGCGAAGTCGCCGATCGACGAGAAGCCGCGCTGCGGGTCGCTGTCGATGTTCTCCGCGACGGAGAGGCGCGCAGCAGCGGGCAGCACGACGGCAGAGCCTGCGGCGGCGGCGCCAGCGGGCGGCCCACGCGATTCCGGCGTGGTGGTGGGCGCCGCGAGGCCGGCTTCTTGGGCGGCCAGCGCCTGCTCGCGGACGATCGCCGCGCTGGTCGCATCGACGGCGGCCTGCAGCTGCTCGAACTGAGCGGTTTCCTCGGCACTCCAGCCGCGGTTCTCGGCCTGGGCCTTGGCTTCGGTCGCATCGACGAAGTCGCGAGCGGCCTTCACTTGCGCAGCCTTGCGGGCCTGCAGTTCACGGATCTTGGTGGACATTCCAGTCTCCAAATGCAAAAGCCGCCCGGAGGCGGCTCAGAAACGAAAAAACCCGCTCGAGGCGGGTTGCTGGGGTTGCACAACGGCCCTACGGGGCCATCACTGACGAATCGACGGACGCGTCAGCGGGAGGGCCGTGCCAGCCCGAGATCGGTAGCGGTGTGGTTCACAGTGCGGCGAGGTCGAGGCGCCGGTGATAGGCCTGCGCGGACGAGCGGCGCTGCGCGGGCGCTTGATTGGCGCGCTGCATGTCCTTCACGACCTGCCCGAAGGGCTTGACGCCGTCGACCATCTTCTCGGCCATGGCGTCGTCGGCGCCGAGCACGCGGCCCTGGCCCATGCCGGAGCGGACCTGCTCGATCGGGACGTTGCGGCCCTTGGCCACGGCGCGGGTGAACATGCCGTAGTAGTCGTCGACACCCTTCTGGGCGAAGGCGAGCGCCTCGGCGTCGAGGGGGCCGTAGGGATTGCCTTCGGTCTTGTACTTCCCGGCGCTGATCAGGGTGACGTTGATCCCGGCTTCTTCAAGCGCCTTTGAGTAGTCCTCGTGCGCCGTCCAGACGCCGATAGAGCCGACCTGGCCGCCGGGCGTCATGTAAAACTCGCCGGCCGAGCAGCCCAGCCAGTAGGCGGCGGACGCGGCCATGCTGTTCGCGATGGCGACGACCGGCTTCTGGTTGCGCGCGGCGCGGATCTCGTCGGCCAGCTCGCTGACCCCGAACACGCTGCCCCCCGGGCTGTCGATGTCGAGCAGGATTTGGCTGACGCTGTCGTCGGACAGGGCTTCGCGCAGTTGGGCGCTGACCTGCTGGGTGCTGGTGCCACCGTCGCAGATGTTGATCTGCGAGGCCCGCTGCACGATGGCGCCGTAGATGGGGATGACGGCGATCCCGCCTTGCCGGCCGGAGCCGCCGCGCGGGCCCGCCGTCGGCTTGAGCGGAGCGCCATGGTCGTCTTCGTCCATGCCGCCGGCGACGATCAAGCCGTCCTTCGTCGCGTAGGCGCGCGCCAGCGCGATCGCGTAGGCACGCATGCGCTCGGGCAGCATCGCCCAGGGCGTGCTCAGGCAGTACGCCAGGAAATGGTGGTTCATGGTTGTTCTCCCAGCGCCACAAGGGACGCAGCGATTTCGGCCTCAGACATTGGCGTGCAGATGGCGTTGCCGTTGGCGAAGGATTCAAGCCAAGCGGCCGCGTCGCGCTCGGCGACGGCAAGGGCTTCGGCGAGCACGGGCGGCTCGAGCGCTTCACCCTTCGCCAGCCGGCGCGCCATGCGCGCGGCGTTGCCAGCGAGCAGCGCCTGCAGCCGGGATGCGCCCTTCTTCGGCTGCGTCTCGTCGCCATCCGGCTCGTCTTCCACGCCGGTATCGACGCCGTCGTCTTGGCTGATCATGTTCAGCGGCGTCAGCGGCTCGTCGAGGCCGTCGACAGGGTCCATGCCCTCTTCGTCTCGCGCCTCATTGCGCAGCAGCCAGCCGGAAAGGATCCCTGACT